TATGGCAGCTAAAGCAAATATATTAATCGACCAGGGAACTACGTTTAGTACATCCGTTACAGTTAGTGCTGCAAACGGCAGTGTACTTAGTTTGACAGGCTATACAGCAGCAGCACAACTTAGAAAAAGTTATCAAGCTGGCAATGCAACACCATTTAATGTAACTATTGCATCTAATTCTCAGTTAGGTGTGATTAACTTAGTTATGGCTGCTAACACTACACAAGGTTTAACAGCTGGTAGATATGTGTATGATTTAGAAATTTACTCTGCAGGTAACACTTCTGTAACAAGAGTAGTTGAAGGTATAGTAACAGTTACTCCTGGAGTAACAAGAGGAAGTTCGGAGACGGTCTAATGGCTGGTATCAATGCAACCTTGGGTAGACAAGGACAGGCCAGAGTTAAGACTGGTACTGGTTCTGGTGGTCTGTCGGGCGCAGCTGGTGCAGGTGTAACACTATCGTCTGCCATTATTACACAAACAACAACTGCATCTCTTGCTGAAATAGGCAATGTAAACGAAGATGCAAAAGCTAATAACGCCGTATTGGTGTTCAATAATGAAACTAATAGATATGAGGTGAAACCATTACCATCTGCAGCAATTGATGAGAACACTATTGAAGCTGTTCTTGCGCAGGGCAATGTTAATATGGATGGCGGCACTTTCTAAGTGCCCAATTGTTATAAATAAAAAGAAATCTAATTAAAGGTAATAACAATGTCAACTATCATTCAGATCAAACGATCCCAGAGTACTAACGTACCTACTGGTCTAGCCAATGGTGAGTTTGCTTACTCATTTAGTAATGATAAACTATTCATTGGTCAAACAGATGCGTCTACCTCTGCGGTAACAAACGATATCGTTGGTGGTGCATACTTCACTAACATGCTCGACCATGCACATGGTACATTGACAGGCAATAGTGCCATTGTTGTTGATACAAACAGCCATGTAAACAATATTATTACAGGTGGTTTGAAACTTACTTCTTCTGGTGGCACAGCTAACAACATTACAGAGATTCAAAACGATTCGACATTTGGATCTGCCAGTGAGGTTAAACTTGCTACTTCTAACTCAATTAAAAGATATGTTGATGCGCAATTAACAGCACAAGATCTTGATACTGCCGGTGATAGTGGAACTGGTTCTATTGATCTTGATTCACAGTCACTTTCGATTACAGGTGCTACTGGTATTACAACAGCTGCATCAGGTCAAGGCATTTCTGTTGATCTAGATGACACAGCTGTTACACCGGGTTCATATGGTTCTACTACAGCCATCCCAACATTCACAGTCGATCAACAAGGTCGCTTGACTGCAGCTGCTACCGTAAGCGTTGCTACAGCACTTACTGTTGATGGTGATAGTGGCACAGGCGATGTCGATCTGCTTACAGATGACCTTCAGGTAATTGGTACAGCAAACGAAATTGTTACTTCTGTTGCCAAGGTTGGTACAGATGTAAAAGTAACAGTTGGACTTCCAGATGACGTTACAGTTGCTGGTCAACTGAACGTTTCTGAGAATGCTGTAATCTCTGGTAACTTGGTTGTCGATGGAACACTATCCTATCTCAATACTACTAACTTGGCTGTTCAAGATCCACTGATCAAACTTGCTAACAACAATACTGCTGATACGGTTGACATTGGTTTCTTTGGTAAATATTCAACTACCAAAGTAGCTGGTCTGTTCCGTGATGCTTCTGACTCAGGCAAGTTTAAACTGTTTAACGAACTTACTGTCGATCCAACAACAACAGTTAACACCGGTGGTTCGGGTTATGCTGCAGCTACGTTGGTATTGGGTTCACTAGAGCTTGGTACAGATCTTGCAGTTGCACATGGTGGTACAGGTGCTAGTACGTTTACCTCTAAAGGTGTTTTGTTTGGTAATGGAACAGGTGCACTTCAGGTAACAGCTGCTGGTTCTGAAGGCAAAGTACTTCAAGCTGGTTCAGGTGGAACACCAGAGTTTGGTGACCTGGACGGCGGAACATTCTAAGGGGGTTTGCTCTCTACTTACAGGAGTAGTCTATGGCGACTAATTTTTATTTTAACAACTTTGATTCGTCGTCCGAGCAATTCTTAATTGAAGACTTAGTTATTGAATCAATTAAAATTTACGGACATGATGTCATTTATTTACCACGAGAGATCGTGAATAGAGACTTTGTGTTCAACGAAGATGGTATCTCCAAGTTTGAAGATAACTACATGATTGAAATGTATATCAAGAATGTAGATGGCTTTGAAGGAGAACAGGATTTCATGTCTAAGTTTGGTCTTGAAATTAGAGACCAGATTACTTTCAGTGTATCAATTAGAAGGTTCAATGATGAGATTGCTGTAAATGAAATATCTCTGAGACCTAATGAAGGTGACCTTATATTCTTCCCACTTACATCTAGCTTCTATGAAATTAAGTTTGTAGAACATGAAGCTATCTACTATCAACTGGGTGATCTGCAGATCTATGATTTGAAATGTGAGCTTTACGAATATAGTGGTGAAGAATTTAACACAGGTTCAGAGCTTCTTGATCAGATTGAAGATAATACAAAAATTAATATGATTGACTACTCGCTTCAGACACAGGATGGGTTCCTCATTGCTAATGAGACTGATGGACCAATCATACGTGAAGTATACAACATAAATACCCTTACGCAGTCTAATAATGATATCTACCAAACAAACTCAGCTGGTATCATTGACTTTAGTGAAGTTGATCCGTTTAGTGAAGGTACATATTAATGTTTGGTCAAACATTCTATCATAAATCGCTGCGTAACTATATCATAATGTTTGGTAACCTGTTTAACGATATTCAAGTTAACAGATACGATTCTAGTAACAATCTTAATACAAGTATCAAGGTTCCTATCAATTATGGTCCTCGTGATAAGGCTTTGTCACGTATTGATCAAAACCCTGATTTGATTCCAGAGTATGGTGTTATATTGCCACGAATGTCTTTCGAGATGATCGCAATGAACTATGCTCCTACTCGTAAGTTGAACACAATAGATAGAAGAGCAAAGCTAGTATCTGATAACTCAAGATTACAGTTTCAATACAATCCAGTGCCATATGATATCAATATGACTTTATCTATCATGGTAAAGAATGCTGATGATGGTGCACAGATACTGGAGCAGATCTTACCCTTCTTTACTCCTGAATGGACAACCACAATGAAATTGGTTCCAGGTATGGACTTTCTTACAGATATCCCTGTTGTCTTACAAGCCGTTTCAACGGAAGATACATATGAAGGTTCTTTCGAGACACGTAGAGCTCTAATTCATACATTAGACTTTATTATCAAAGGATACTTCTACGGTCCAGTCAAAACATCAGAAGTTATCAGAAAGGCTCAGATCGATATTGGCGCAGTTCAAGCCAATACATCATTTGGTGTAGATTTACAATCTGGAAAAACATTAATCAGTCCAGATGGTATAACAACACAAGAAGTAGCAGCAACAGGTAGAAACTCAAGAATAGAGGTAGTGCCAAAGGTTGCTAATACAGCTACAGCAGATATTGACGCAGCAGATAATTTTGGTTTTGGTATAACAAGAAACTTTTACACGGATGGTAAAAAGTATAACCCAGTGACAGATAGTGATGAATAAAAAAGTTGATGATAAGATTGGTGATGTATTAGATGTTGATATTGTTCCTGTAGAAGACAATCTACCAGCACCCCAACAAACCCTATCCCTTCTCGATGACGATGGTCAGTTAAAACGTGACTTTGAGTATACACGTGAAAACATTATGACGATTATTGAGACAGGTAATAAATCACTCGAAGAACTATTCGAGTTAGCTCGGCAGGCACAGAACGCTAGAGCATTTGAAGTTATCAGTGGTCTAATTAAGACTCTGGCTGATGCTAACAAAGATCTACTAGAGCTCCATAGAAAGAACAAAGAGCTTGATCCAAACGTAGCACAGAATGCAAAGACTGTAAACCAAAACTTATTTGTTGGTTCTACAGCTGATTTGA